GACGCCGGCCTGTGGGTGATCTCGCGCGCCGGCGCCGACGCCATCCTCGCCGCACCAGATCGTAGCGGAATCGTCAAGCCAACAGCGATGTTCGAGCAACTGCGCACCGACGCGCTCAACCTGCGCCCCAAGTTGATCGTCATCGACACCGCAGCCGACGTCTTCGCCGGAAACGAAATCGACCGCTCGCAAACACGGCAATTCATAACGCTGCTGCGCGGACTCGCAATGGCCACCAGCGCCGCGCTGATCCTGCTGTCACACCCATCGCTATCCGGGCTCAAGAGCGCAAGCGGACTGAGCGGCTCGACCGCCTGGCACAACAGCGTACGCGCCCGAATGTATCTCGCAGCCGTGACCAGCAAAGACGAAGACGATGACGACGAGGTGGCCGGCGCCGAACTGCGCAAGCTCCAGTTCGTGAAAAATAACTATGGCCCGGCGGGCAACGCCGTCGTGCTGCGATGGAGCGACGGAATCTTCGCGCCCGAGCCCGTCGCCGGATCGATCGACGCCGTCGCCGCCGCAGCCAAGGCCGATGATGTCTTCATGACGTTGTTGCGCCGATTCACGATCGAGGGGCGAACCGTCAGTCACAACGGCAGCAACAAACACGCGCCGAGCCTGTTCGCAAAAGAGGACGCAGCCAAAAACGCCGGGATCAAAAAGCGGGCGCTCAACGACGCCATGACGCGCCTCTTCAACAGCGGCCACCTCAAAGTCCACACCGAAGGCTCAAAATCACACAAAAGATCGTTTTTGGTTGAGGTGGAGAAATGATGCAACCGGCGAACTCACTGCGAACTGCCCGCGAACGGCCCGCGAACTACTGCGAACTCCCGTGGGTGACACTCCCCCTACTACCCCCACATAGTTCGCGGGAGTTCGCACCCCCCGCGGGGAAAGGGGGGGCGATCCCGCAAACTACCCCGGAGGGGTTTTGCGCGGAAGTCACCAGTTAGTAAAATTGCGACGGAGATTGACCACCCATGAGCCTAAATCCCAGCAGGTTCAAACCAGGAGACCCGCGAGCCCAGGCGGCACCCGCCAAGTTCCAAACCGGCGATAGGCGAGGCGGCCGCAAAAAAGGCCAGCGCAACCGGGTGACGCGGGAAGTCCAGGAAATGCTGGAAACAACCGCATCCAAGCTCGGCGGCGTGAAGCGGCTGCTAGCGTGGGTCAAGGAACGGCCGGAAAACGAATATGCGTTCTGGACATCGATGTACATGCGGCTGCTGCCGGTGCAGGTGGCGGGGCAGGGGCCACGCGGCGCGATCGAGCTGAACGTCACGATCGACGCCGACGAGCTGGGCAAGAGGCTTGAGGAGCGCGGGCTGCCGGCGGTCGTGTTTGGCGCCGACAAGCCGGTGCTGGAGCTTGAGGCGCAGCAGGCGCAGCTTGTTGCCGAGGCAGAGCCCGAGCCCGATGTTGGGCTGGGAAAAGAATTAGCCGGGAGCGCGGCTAATTCGCGCGGCGGTGCCCCTCGCTCAGAGCCCGCGGCAGAGCCTGATGTGGGGCCAGCGGCGCTGCAACCCTCGCGGTTAGGCGAACGCCTTGACGACAAGGCTGGCGACACCGCCGATTAATAGCGCCAGCATCCACTGGATCAGCGTGATCCTGCCGTCGATGCGCTCCATCTTCACCTCCAGTGAGGCGAAACGAGTTTCATACGCGGCCATCGTGGCCATTGCATCATTCCCCGAGGCCTACTTCGCGATGTGCAGGAGTGCGCTGACGGCAGCCCAGCTCGCGGTGAACGCGCCGAGGCCGCCGAATATGACGATCACCGGATTGAGCCATCGCTCCATGCGGAACTTACTGGCCTCGGCGATGAGCTTGTGCTGTTCGGCCGTGAACTTCCGCGTTTCCTCGATTAGTCGCAGGATTTCAACGGTTTCTCGTTCTGTCATCGCGGGCTCCATCTGGTGTCGTACCCTGCGAGCGGCCTGCTGCGGTTGTCAAGCACGGCTTTATTGGACTTCGCGCAATCACCCAAAATGTACAATTTCTGAAAAATAGTGCTTGACCTTGATTTGCCTTGTGTTTTATATTTCATATTATAGAGTTTCAGAACAGAGCTGGGAATGCCCGGTAGCGGCGGGCGAGCGGTAAGAAGGTTCGGTGAGCGGGTGTGAGGTCCATTGTTGCAGACGCGATACGCTGCAACGGATGTCCTAGGCGAAAGCCCTCAGATCACCCGTTCACCGAACCGTCCCCGGAGTTTCAGAACAGAGTTGGGAAGGCCCTGTAGGGCAAGACGAAGGGATCGGGCGGGCGGCCATCGCAAACTGTCAACACGCCGCTGAGGCAGAACCGGGCGCAAGCCGCACAGTACGCCAAACACTCGGTTGGAACAGGAGCCACGGACCGCCCACCCGATCCCTTCCCGGCCCCCGGAGATGGTAAAAGGCGGGAAGAAACACCATGACCACGATCGGCTACGCTCGCGTTTCATCCACGGGCCAGGACTATGACGGCCAGGTCGAGCGGCTCACGGCCGCCGGCTGCACCAAGGTTTTCAGCGAGAAGGCCTCGGGCAAGTCGACAGACGGTCGGCATGCTCTCGACAAGGCGATCCGGGCGCTGGAGCCGGGCGACACGCTGGTGACGGTGCGGCTTGATCGGCTGGCGCGCTCGATCCGCGACCTGCTTTCGCTGCTTGACGCCATCAAGGCGGCTGGTGCGCACATCAAGGCGCTCGAGGATCCGTGGCTGGACACCACGACGCCGCATGGCGAGCTGATTTTGACGATCATGGGGGGCATGGCCGAGTTCGAGCGCAAGCTCATTCGGGCGCGCTGCGACGAGGGCATCAAGCGGGCGAAGGCGCAGGGCAAGCAGTTCGGGCGCAAGTCGCTCCTCGATGCCGGTCAGCGTCGGCGGATTGCCGAGCGTTATGCGGCGGGTGAGACGCTGGCGATGCTGGCGCGTGATTACGAGTGCGGCGAGGCCACGATCTGGCGGGTGTTGGGCGGGCTGACGCGTCCGCGGGGTCGGGTGAGCGCCGCCGACCTGCAGAAAGACCGTGCGCGAATTGGTGCGAGATTCTAGCCGAGCAAATGGCGGAAGTGGAGACCAAGCAATGACGCTGGAGCAATGCAAGCAGCGGGCGCTCGAATACCTCGATCGCGGCGATCTGGTAAATGCAGTCGCGTCGATGGGTTCCGATCTGAACAAGGTCGAGAATGCGCCCAATGACTCGGCTCTGATGGTGGTCGGCATGATGACGGCTGCCCGCGGTGACAGCGCTGGCGTGCGCCGGTGGATCGAAGGATTCAGGTGATGGCCGAAGACGTGAACGCGGTCATGGCGACGATTCCGGCGCCGTGGCGCCGCCGATGTGCGGCGTGTCAGCCCGCCCAACGCCGCCGTAGCAGTCCCCAATCCCCAGGATAGTGTCGGCCCGCGCCTGGAGCCTCGCCTGATGGCCTAAACGCCGTGGCCGGTACCTGAACAGCCCCCCCGAGGCAAAACGCATGGGCGGGCTTCCTACGTGCGATTTCGGCTATGCGCAATAAAGTTGCGTTGCGGTGGCTGGTCGAGGCTGGTCCTCATAGTGGTGGCCGTGGTGGTACTCTGTCCTCGAGCCGTCGCACCCTGTCGTCTGTGCGACGCATCCAACTTTCCATGCGCCGCAGCATGGCGGACATGATTTCGATATCCTCGCGGATGGTCGCCATTTCGTTCAGGATTTGCGCGCGATCCGCGCGGGCGGCGGCAAGCTCATCCAGGATGCGTTCGGATTGGCGTGCGAGAAATTCGAGGGTCACGTCGGCCATGGGCGCCAATAACGCCGCGCCTGCCGCGGTTGTCAAGCTTGGCTTTATTGGCTAGTGATGTGGGATGACAACGTTTTCTGACGAAATGCCGTCACTCGATGTGCGGGAACAAGTTACGCGCATCGATCAGATGTTGGCCGACATTCATAAAAATCAGGCTCAAGCCGGCCGGTTGAGGCAAGAGATCAGGATTGCGCCATGGCTGGCGGTGTTTGCTGGCGCCACAGCGGCCGCCACCGTCTTTGCGGCGGGTGCGGCGGTCGGCGCCATCTTCGTCAAGGTGTTCAACCTGTAGGCCCGGAGGAGCATTATGATTGGCGCCGACGAGATCGAGCGTCTGACGAGAGCCGATCCCCACGACTATCTTTCGACGGCATGCCTGCACGGCAAGCATGACCGCTGCCGCTTGTCGTGCGTGTGGGAGGCAATAGCCTGGGCATCACAAATCGTGTAGGGGTGTTTTGGCCATCTCGTTTTCGCCCGGCAGCGCGGGATGGTTCAGTCGGCCCGCAGCTGGCACTGCCGTAGGGGCGGCTGCGGGCTGGGCTATTTCGGGTGTGTGATTTGGATGCCTCGTGCTGATTTACGCGGCCAGCGGTTTGGCTGTTTGACTGTGGTTGGGCGGGATGGCGCTGACGCGCACAAGCACATCATTTGGCGCTGCCGTTGCGAGTGTGGTGGGGAGACGTACGCGTCGACGTGTGGGCTGCGGCGTGGTTTGGTGCGGACGTGCGGATGTTCGAAGCGTCTGCGTTATGCGCTCATCCGAAGATGAAGCGATGAAGTACACGCCACCAAAACGCGATGATGAAACGAAAGCCAAATGCTGGCGTGGTCCGCTGTTTGATGATTTTGACTCCCCGATTGGGTGGAAAGATGGAAGCTACAAAAGGTTGTCGCCACCACATTCGGTGACGTTCCCGATCTGCGCTTTCTGCTGTCATGTCGTTTGGGAGTGGCCGCACTTTGAGGAGCCGGTGCCGGATAATGCCGTGTGCGACGCTTGCTTGAAGGAAGACGAAGACGCTGCCGAGCGAGACCGGTGGCGCTGAGGGCCATGCGCGATGGGTGCAGATATTCAGGCTGACAAGGTGATCGAGCGCGTCGAGCTGCGCCGCGAGATCGAGGTGCGACTAGCCCAAGTCAAGGGCGTGGCGCTACTCCGAGGGATTCTGGATATCACGGAATTCTTCATTGAAGCGGATCGTCAAATGCGGGAGTTGATCGAGCGTGACCCGGATCGGTTTCAGCGTTCATCCGAAGAATTTGATTGATGCGAGTGCTCCGAACAGGACGATGAGCATTGCTCCGGTTCGGATTGTCATATCGCGGACGGCGATTTCGATCTTGTTTTCGAGATCGCGGACGTCAGACTTGGTCGCCACGCTTTCTCGCAGCGCTTCTTCCATGGCTTCCGCGTGGGCGCGGGCCTGGGTTTCGTTGATGCCGGCCCGGGTGAGGCGGTCCATGTAGGCGAGTTTGTCGAACAGGACTTGGGTCATGGTGGAGAGCCTGCGCCGCGGGTGCGGTGGCGTCAAGGATGGCTTGATGGTTGAGGACGGGGGCTACCGCTTTTCCCGCCGTGGCCGCGGCGGTTCTTTTGGCCGTGCCAGCAGGGCTGGGATGCGCTCGCGCAGGTCGTCCGGCAAATCTTTGAGGATTCCGCGATAGATGTAATCGAAGCTCACGCCGTGGGCGAGGCAGATTTTGTGTGCTGCGGGTATTGATGGCAGTCGGCCGCCGGTCTCGTAGTTGCCGATCTCTTGCGGTGTGATCCCGCAGCTGCGGGCGAAGGCGGCTTTGGTCATTCCGCGCGCTTGCCGCAGCGCGGTAATGCGCTTGGCGACCTTGTGCTGCTGGATTGTATTTGGGCGGCGGGGCATTTGCCAAGTGTCTCAAGGCAATGCCTCGTTTTCCATAACGTTTTTGTGTAGTCCGGGTCGAGCGCGGCGAGGAAGTCGGCAACGGCCGTCAACCCCTCAGGCGGGGGGGTTGACGGACGTTGTGCACACACGAATACGACCAAAGCTATTAAATCTGCGTTAAAAATTGATCGAGGCGTCATCGAACGGTCTTGCACGGCCAACGGTTGACGTTGTGAAGTAACTTTTCCGTGGACCTTGCTCGCAGAAGCCTCCACGACGTGCGTGGATGCCGACCTCCTGCCGGCCACGGGACGCTATGCGGCGTGCGGGGGCGCGCGCCCGCGGAGGGGGCACGCGGATGGAGACGATTTTAAATGTGCTGACGGTCGAGGGCGAAACCAGCGTCAATGTAGTTGATCTGCCGGAGTTCCCGACGAGGGCCGAGTTGCGGCTGGTTGTCGAGCCGCATTTATCCGGCATGGCGATGCACCACGTCCAGGTGCTCGCGCCCGCGGGGGAATGGGAGCGTGCGCGAGAACGCGACACGGTTGACCTGTTCTACGGCGAGACGGCGGTTCTGCGGCGTTTGCCGGTGAACGAGGAGGCGACGCGGTTTTATCGGGCGGCGCATCTGCTGCTTCATCCCGACGATGATCCTGATGGGCTGCCGCACATTGCCGGGCCGGCGGTGTTGTTTTTGCGGCGGGTGATACCGGTTGCGGCGGAGAGCTTGCCGGCGCGGCCGCGGCGGCGCGGGCGCGGATGTCGCGGGGATGGCCATGGGTCGGCGCCTGCGCTGTGAGCGCGTTGGACGGAATGACGAGATTGGATGGCTCTTTGATCGAACTGCGCCGTGTGCCATGCAACGGCTGCCGGCTGTGCTGCCGCGGCGAATTGATCATGCCTTCGCACTACCTGCCGCCTAACGCAATGGCGCATTGCGGCCTTGGCGCGGTCGTCGGGGGTCGGTTGTCATGGCGGGGCCGCCAGGGTTTCCCGGATGGTTTTGCTCAGGCCATCGAGCGCGTCGGCGAGGCGCGACAGGCCTTTGCTGTAGCTTCCGTCCTCGCGGGCGTCGTCAAGGTATGGCTTCAGGACGTCGGCCAGGGATATCGACCATGTCGGCCCATCCCAAACGTCGTTGGTCAGCGGGATGCAGATGTGGATGGTCAGCGGGTCGGCAATCTCGTTGTCTGAGACGACGGGGATTTGCAGGATCGGGGGGTTGTCATCGAGCATCTTGCCGATGGTTTTGCTGAGCCACTCGTCGAGGTTCAGCTCGTCGGCCATATTCCATTCGGTCACGTCGACATCTGTGGAGTTTTCAACTCGGATGGCATCGGTCATTTGTTTTGCCCGGATATGCGACCGCGATCCTCAACGATGGTGACGGCGACTTTTGCTGTTTTGGGGGTCTTGATCGCTCGCACCGCATTGAAGCCTATTATGATCAGAGTGCCGACGATGAACTCTGGATTGGCGGTGTAGTCTGGCCATATCCAGGTCACCAAGCCGATGAAGAAGAGTCCACCCAAGACTTCGTAGATGACTCTCCATGCTGCGCCCGGCAGCAGGCACAGCAGGATGAGAAAAAGCAGGATGATGATGAGTGTCACGGTGTCCACGCGCCGGATTGTGGGTCGTAGCGCCATGCTGGCGGGCATCTCTCCGGCTTTTGCGTTGGGTTTTGCAACCGCTCGAAGCATTGCGTCGGCGCGATCTTTAATTCGGCCTCTTTTTTCGCACCCTTCTGGCTATTGGTGTCATGGTCGGCGACCACAAACGCGATCAGCACGCAGATGATGATCCATCCGAGTCCGCTCCACACCGCGCGGGGGAGGAGGCAGAGCAGGATGAGGAATAGTAGGAGGATTTCCATGGCGGGTTCCGGGGCTCCGATATTTAGCTGCACCGCCTTGAGCCGCAATTTTGCGGTCTGGCGTTTTGCTGTTGGATCTGGCGGAGCTGCTGTTCCTGGAGCCATTGTTGGCTTTGCAACCGCTGCAGTTCTACTTTCTGGCGTTCCAGTTGCATGCAGTTTTCCCAGGCTCTGTTGTCCTGTCCTGGCCAGAATGTGCAGGCGGCGGTTGCTGGTGTTGCGGCGCCTGCTAGTGCAAGCGCTATCGCGATGGTTTTCATACGCTCATCCTTTCTTGCAGACGGAGATGTATCCGTTGCCGCCGGCGGCCCATCCCTGACCAGCGCGCCCGATGCTGGCGCATGTCCCGGCAGGCAGATCGCGAATTAGGTGATCCAGCGTGTTGATGTCGTCGCTCGCGGCTTCGCAATCAGCTTGTGCCCTGCGCTGCTGCGCGTTCTGGGAGGCCCATGGGAATTGGCGAACGGACTTGGCGAAGCAGGACTGATCCTTTGGGTTTGGCGGCGGATAAATGATGCCGCCGGCCGCGGATGCTGGGATGGTGGCTAGCAAAAGTAGAATGATAGTTTTCACGAGGCTCTTTCCTGGCTGAGCCCCCCATGCCGCGGTGTTAGGCGGGCGCAGCCCCGTCGTCAAGCCGAGCTTAACGCCGAGTGTGTGGACTGGCGCGGAAAAGCAATTTTTTGGCCTGGATTAGCAATGGATCGCGTCGAAATGAATTGCATGCATTGGCATTATCGGTGTGGTGCATGCCCGAATGCGAGCCTCGCATGCTCGGCGCAATACGGCATGCCGTCATGAAGCACGGCCTCGGCCGCCCCGCAGAACAGCCGCGGCGCATTTGGGGGCTTCGTTCCACAGCGGCCACCGGCAGGTCTCGTTCGTCAGGTTGATGAGGCAGCAGGGCTTGCTGCCGCGCGGCATCTTCGGCGGCGAATCTGCTGCGCAGATCGGCCACCAGGTCGTCGTTCCAGGTGATCAGCGCGGCGGGCATGCGGCGGTCCTCGTGAACAGCGGCGTATCCTCCCCCGACACATGCGCGATCTTGCGCCTGATGTCCGCGACATATTCCGCCTCACGCTCGATCAGGATGGCGTCGAAGCCTTCCCGCATGCAGGCCATGCCGGTCGAGCCGCTGCCGGCAAAGGGGTCCAAAATTAGGCCGCCGGGAGGACACACCAAGCGGCAGAGGTACGCCATCAGGTCGACTGGCTTCACCGTGGGATGCCTGGAGGAAAGGCGATCGTCCTTGTCGGCCTTGCTCGAATAAAAGAACCGGGCGGCAGAGCCTCCAGCATCTTCATATCCCACCGTTAGGAAATCAACATCGGAGCCGCCATAGCCGATGCTTGCTTTGTTGTTGCGAGGCCGTCCAGACGATGGGGCCGAGTCAGGAAACGCCCCCATCACCTCGTCGCTGCCGTCGTGGATGACGTTGGCGGGCCAGCGGCCGGTAGCCGATGACATGTCGCCATTGCGGCCCTCGCCTGCCTTGAACCCATAAATTTTACCGGTAGGGCTGTTAAATGCAGGCTGCGGAACGCTTGGAGGAACGCCATCGATCCGACATCCATCGATATTCAGCGCCCCCGTTCCATGCGCCAGCACATTGGCCGCCACTGTGCCGATGAGCGGCTTTCGTGCGAGGACGATCGGCTCGTGGGCGGGCTTTAGCGCTGTGCCAAAGCCTTGCCATTTGCCGTCATCAAGAGGCGTGCCGGATAAGGTCGGGCCGTGAAACGTCGTCGCCTTTCCCACGTTGAGACTTTTGGGAAAGCCGCTACCGTACAGCCACATGATCTGGTCGCGTATCTCGAAGCCGGCGTCCTCGATCGCGACGGCGAGGCGGTGATAGGTGCGCGAGCCGCCGAAGGCGACGAGGTGGCCGCCGGGCTTGAGGACACGCAGCATCGCCGCCCAAAAGGGAACGCCGGGAACGCCGTGATCCCAGTTCCGGCCCATAAATCCAATTCCGTATGGCGGATCGGTGATGATAGCGTCGATCGAGGTTTCCGCGAGCGTCGGCAGCAGCGCGAGGCAATCGCCGTGCAGGACTTGGATGGAAGCCATCGCAGCGGCGTCATGCCCTCATGATTGCGAGCCAGGTGTCCTGGATATGCTCGATCCGCATATCCATGGCGAATTGCTCCAGCATCGCGCTCACGTCCAGCACCGGGTCACCATCGGGATGGTAGTCGTGCCATATTGTGGTTCCGCACGGGTAAACCAGCTGCGCCGCGAGTTTGGTGTCGTGCACGACAGCCTCGCGCCCATGATCGCCATCGATAATCATCGCGTCGCACATCGGCAGGTCGCAGTGCGACAGGTCCAATGACCCGCGGGGCCTCGTTATCAGCGTGAAGCGCACATCATCGACCGCGAATTCGCCCGGCTTTGCCGGAATTTCCATCCGCTGGCTCGGCTTGCTGGGCACGTAGCCGCGCTCGACGTCGATGCCGACGTAGCTGACGATGGTGGGGACGTTGAGCAGTATGATTTCGGCGCACCGGCCCTCATGGACGCCGATCTCGATCACCGTTTTGGCGCTGATCTCCCGAAGAAGCGTCACGAGAATCGCGCGCTCCCGGGCCGACATCATGCAGTCGGGGCGAAGCTTGCGGAGGTCTTGCGCCTCCTCGACCTTGATCTGCGGAAGGCTCATGGCTCTTTCGGCATCGCCTCTTGCTTGGCCGGCACTTTACCCGCGCTTGACACATCTTGAAAGCGCGGCTTACCATGCTTGCTCTTCTTGTGGTTTTTCTCCCTGTGACTTGCCGGCGCGGCGGTGCTGCGTCGGCGCATCGCGCCTCTTTCCCCCAGCCGCTGCGTGTTAAGCGCCGATTGCGCGATTTGACATAATTTTCGTTTTGCGTCACTTCTGTCCGCGATGCCGGCAGTTTTGCTCCGCGCGGTGCCCTGAAAACGGGCCCGCGGAAAGCCGGATATGAGCAAGCGCTCGCCGCCAGCATCGCCAATCCGAGACAAGGAATTCTCCGCGGCCCGGCGCGAGACGCTCGCGAAGCAGGGCAAGGCGATGCCCGGTTCGGGGGCATACCCGATCGAGAATCGCGCCGATTTGAAACGGGCCATTCAGGCGTTCGGCCGCGCCGAGGACAAGCCGGCGACCAAGGCCTGGATCAAGAAGCGGGCGAAGGCGCTCGGCGCGACGGAGCTTCTCCCCGAGAACTGGGACAGCGACCCGGCCGAAGCGATGGAGGATGCCGCCCCGTGCCCCGACTGCGGCGGCGATGGTGTGGACGATGACGGCGAGGTCTGCGCGACCTGCTCCGGCGAGGGCTATGTCGGAATTCCCGCCAGTCTCGAAGACCGGCGCCGGCCACCCGACGACGATGACGATGATGATGATGACGACGACGTGGCCGACGGCCGCCGGATGCGGGACAGCATCCGGCTTGTCGTCGATGGCGGCAAAATCCGCAAGAGCGCGGATGGCTATCTCGTCGCCTCTGCGCGCATCGCCCGCACCGGAATCCAGGAGTATGGGGGCAGTGAGCTAGGCGTCCCGGATATGGCGGTGGTGCGAGTTTATCGGCCGCCCGAGGAGGTTTTCTCGAAGGCGGCGATGCAGAGCATGGCGCACAAGCCGATCACGTTCGATCACCCGCCCGACATGGTCGATTCCAATAACTGGGAAAAATACGCCATCGGCCACATTGGCGATGAGGTCACCCGCGACGGCGACACCGTGCGCGTGCCGATGTTGATCATGGATGGCAAGGCCATCCGCGCCTACGAGCGCGACGGGGTGCGGGAGCTTTCGGTCGGCTATTCCACCGAGCTGAAGTGGGAAAAGGGCACCACGCCTGACGGCGAGGCCTACGACGCAATCCAAACAGCGATACGCGGAAATCACCTGGCTGTCGTCCCCGCTGCCAGAGGCGGATCGCGATTGCGCCTCGGGGACGAAGGATATGAAGGAGACGGCCAAATGTTGGTGAAGACGCTCATTGACGGGCAGACGATCGAGTTTGCCACCGAACTCGCGGCCAAGCACGTCACCGATCATCTTGCAGCGCTGACGAAGCAGCTCGCCGACGCCAAGAAGAAGGACGAGGACGTCGAGGCGGAGCAAGAGCGGGAGAAGAAAGAGCGCGGCGAGAAAGATGCCGCGTTTGCCGCCCTGAAGGGCGAGAACACTGCGCTCAAGAAGCAGCTCGAGGATGCGGTCGCCAAGGTCGACGACGCGGTGAACGAGAAGATCGATCTGCTCCTCAAGGCCGACGCGGCGCTGGAGGGCAAGATGGATCTGACGGCGAAGTCCTCGGCCGCCGAGATCAGGCGCGCGGTCGTCTGCGCCAAGCTGGGCGACGCCGCCACCAAGCAACTCACCGACGCGGAGATGATCGGCGCCTTCAAGGCGGTGACGGCGGATCTCAAGCCGCGCACCGGCACGGATCGTCTGGCCGACAGCCTGTCGATGCTGGGCCGCGGGGGAGGCGCTGCGAGCGATCCCCGGGCGCTCAGAGACGCGGCCTATGCCGACTACGTCGCCAGAATGAGCAACGCGTGGAAACAGCCGACGCACGCCCAGACGGGCGCGGGCGCGTAAGGCGCCGCAGCGCCGAGAGGAAACCAACATGCTGCAACCAGCTCCTGTTCAATCGACCTACAACCGCTATCAGCCGGTCGGCCAGAACGGCGATCTCGCCAGCGAGATCAACTTTTCGGCCGATACCCGGACCGTGGAAACCGCGGGCGGCATCGGCTTTGGCCTCGCCGTCAGCCAGGGCACCCTGTCCGATGCCGGCTGCATTGTCGGCGGCACCGCCTTTGTCGGCGTCACGCGTGCCGACAAGACGCTGGCCCGTGCGGAAGGGCTCCCCGTGGATGTTTACCCGCAATACGACAACGCCGGCGTTCTCTGCACCGGCGACCTCTGGGTGAATTGCTACGGCAGCGTCGCGGTTGGTGCGGCGGTGACCTACGACACCACCACCGGAAAGCTCGGCGCGGCCGGCACGACCATCGAGGATGCGCGGTGGCAAACCACTGCGGCAGGAAGCGCAAACGCGCCCGTTCTCGCCGTCGTCCGCATCGGCAACATCGCCGGCAACAGGTAAGGGGAGGCCGAGATGCGCCTTAATGTTTACGACAATCCACAACAGACGATGGCCTTCCTGGTCAGCCAAACCAGTTACATCGAGCAGGAAGTTTACCGGATCGAATATCCGGAAATTATTTATCAGCAGCTGATACCTATAGACAGTTCGGGGGGGCCATGGGTGAAATCCATCACCTATTACTCGCTCGATAAGGTCGGCCAAGCCGAATGGCTGAGCAACGTCGCCACCGACATGCCCTTTGCGGACATCAACCGCAACAAGTTCGAGCAGGGCATCGAGATGGCGGGCATCGGGTACAACTGGACCCTCGAGGAGGTTGGCCAGGCGATGATGATCCCTGGCCTCAATCTCACCGGGGAAAAGGCCGAGGCGGCGCATTTCTCCTACGAGATGTTCATGGACAATCACGCCTATCGTGGGTCGTCGGCGAAGGGCATCACCGGGCTTTTCAACAATCCTTACGTCGCGGTGGTCACCGCAAAAACCGGGGCCGCAGGCTCGTCGCACTGGTCGGTGAAAACAGCGGACGAGATCATCGGCGACGTTCAGGACGCGCTGACCGGCGTCTATGAGGGCAGCTTGACCGTCGAGATGGCGGATACCGTGCTGCTCCCGATCGGTGAGATGCAAAAGCTCGCCAACATTCGAATCCCGAATACCTATGGGAACGCGCTCGACTATTTGTCGCGTTACAACCTCTACACGTTCAACACCGGGCGGCCGCTGACGATCCGCGGCGTGCTCGGCCTCGATTCCGCCGGCGCCGACGGCGGCGGGCGCATGATCGTCTATCGCCGCGACGCTCGCGTTCTCAAGCTCCATGTCCCGATGCCGCATCAGTTCCTGCCGGTCTTCCAGCGGTCCGCGCTTCAATTCGACGTCCCCGGCATTTTCCGCGTTGGGTCGGTCGAGATCCGGCGCACCGGGGCGGTCCGCTACGTCGACGGCATCAGCGGGGTCGGCAGCCCATAAGGCGCGGGAAAGCAGAGCCAGGCAGGAAGGGAAAAGCATGCCGATCACACCGACGAGAAGGCTCCCCCCCGAGCCGATGTTCGAGCCGACCGAGCGTGAGGAAAGGCTCGCCGCCATGGCGGAGAAGGCGAAGGAGGTCAAGCCGCAGACCTATGACATCACCAGCAAAAACCCGAAGGCGCCGCGCGTGGTGCACGATTGGTTCGGCAAGCAGGTGGTGATCCGGCCGGGCGAAACGAAAACGGCTGTCCCGCTGCGTCCCGACATTGCCGAGTATCTCGGCAAAGGGGATCTGACGCTGACCGCCAGCGGCGCCGCGCCAGCAGCCCCGCCGGCCACGCCATGACCGCGCCGGTTGCGCAGAACTTTTCCGTGCCTGCGGGCAACGACGCTGTCGTTCCGCTCACGGCGCCAGCGGCCGCGCCGCTCGCCGGCGATATTTACTGGCGGGCTTATCAGGAAGCATTCGGCATTCCCGATTTCGACAGCTCGCCGGCCGCGCTGATCGAGAAGTCCACGATCGACGGCGGCGTAGCCGTGGGCTCGCCGGCAACCTCGTTCAGCGTGCAGATCGAGCGCGGCGATACCGTCGAATTGCTTCGCAATTACTACCATGAGGCCACGCTGGTCGACGCGTCGGGGAATATCTCGACGCTCAGCTGCGGAATCATGACGGTCACGGACACGAGGAACCGGCTGTGACGGTACCGACCGCCGCGAATCTCAAATTCAAGTTCAAGCCGGCGTTCGATTCGGTCGATGACGCCTCGGTGGAGTTTGCGATCGAGGAGGCCGTGGTCACCTGCGGCAACGGCGACTGGGTCGATGACGCCAATCAAGTTTTAGGGTTATATTATTACGCGGCACACCTCATTCAGGTCGCCATCATGCGCGGCGAGTCCGGCACCGGCCAGCTCGTGTCGAGCGAGCGGACGCCCGACCTGTCGGTCACCTATTCGGTCCCGGACCCGAACTCGCCGATCGATTTCACCATGACGATCTATGGCGAGCGCTGGCTGAGCTTGGTGCGCAAGAACTTCCCGGCCGTCCTGGTCGTGAACAGCGCGGTGAAGATGTGATGCAGCCGCAACCCGCGCCATTCCCGGTCAATAAGTCCCGCAGCATCTGGGACAACCTGATCGCGCGCTACGGCGAGCTTGCGCTGCTGCGCCAGCAGGGCATTCCCGATCGCTGGATCCTCGTCCTCTTCGGGCAGTATTCGACGATGGAGCGGGTCGGCGGCATCAGCAACCCGGCCGACATGAAGGCCGTGGTTTCGGCCATCAGCCCGGATACCGGGGCAGAGCTGACGCCGCGTCCGAGCGAGAAGGATGCCCTCGTTGCGCTGATCTTCAATGAGGACGGCTCCGTGGCGATGGACGCGGGCGGTGAGCCGATCGTGAGCCGGTATCTCAAGATCATTGCGCCGCCAGCCAAGATCGGAGGCACCAGCAGGCAACTGTATTGGCGCCTGAGTGTGAGGCAATGAGCGTTCATCAGACCATAGAGCGGATTGCCCCGCGGGCGATTTTCGACCCGACACTCGATCGCCGCGAGGCCATTCTCGCCCGCCTTCTGGAAATAGGCCAAGGGCTCGATGGCATCGCCTCGGCTTACCGCAACCACGGCCCTACCGAGACCGGCGATCCGCCTGTCGTCCCGCGTCCGGCCTATCTGCTTTACGACGGCGACGCGAAGTGCACTCAAGACGTGTCGATTCACAAGTCGGCAAAGATGCCGCCGACCATCTGGGAGATGGATCCGCAGATTGTCGTGCTGTTGCAAAACCGGGACACGGTGGCGAACGACACGCTCGAAATGGCGCCGGCGCCGGTAGGAACGGAAATCTCCAACTGGGTGGCCATGCTCAACAGCATCATCACCAACGATGACGAGATCATCGATCTGGTGACGGCCGGCGGCATGCATTGGCTGTCCTCCATCGCCACGGACCTCAAGCCCGGCAGAACCATCGGGGGCGGCGGCGCGATCCTCTCGATGTTCTACGTCTTTCGCTACCCCCTGTTTCCCTCGCGCTACTAGGAAAGGAGCCGGCAATGGTCGCGCCTCATGAACAGTCGCCAAATATCGGTAACTATGTCGTCGGCCGCGGCATCGGCTACATCAAGCTGATCCCCCCGAGCACAAACCCGGACGCAGCTTATGTCGACGCGGGCAATATCACCGAGTTCACGTTCCAGGTGAAGCCGACCCGGCTGGAGCACTTCTCGTCACGCATAGGCGTGAGAAAAAAGGACATGGTCGTGGTGACCGAACTCGCGGCCACGCTCACCATGGTGCTCGAAGAGTTCACGGCCCGTAACTTGGCGTTCGCTGCATTGGGTATTCAGGCGGAGTCTCCGCCAGGCACCCATTCGGTCAGCATCTTGTCGCAGCCGCTGATTTACGCGGCATTCAAGTTCGTGAGCACCAACGTGGTCGGCCCACAGTGGACGTATGAGTTCCCTGTTTGCCTGTTCACGCCGAGTAAGGCCATGAGCTTGCTGCCCGCTGGCAGCGGGACGTGGGGCGCGATGGATTTCGAATGCGACGTGCTCTACGACGACGTAACTCAGGCCTTCGGTCACGCCACGGCTACGGACATTCTGTCGCCGTAGGTGGCGGCCGGGTGATGCGTAGGATGTGCCATGGGAAGCATGCTGTCGCTGCTCGACGTTCTGCCGCGCAGCGAGAAGGTGCCCGTCGGGGACGGCCAGGAGTTGACGGTCTTCGGCATCTCCACGGAAGACGTGGGAAGGATACTGCAGCGTTTCCCGAATGCGTTTCACCAGATGGCCAGCAGCGGCGGGAACATCGCTGGATGGGACCCGGCCTTGCTGGGTGCGATGCTGGCGGCGAGCCAGCGCAACGGCAGCGAGCACTCGATGCTCGGCAATGACGTGGCCGAGTCACGCGGCCGCAGCTTGGGAATGGGCGTTCAGCTAAAGCTCGTGCAGGCCATTGGGAGGTGCACGTTTCCTGATGGCCTCGGCCCTTTTCTCGAAGAGTTAGCTTCGATGTCATCGGGAGCCCAGCAGGTGTTACAGGTGGTCGTGCAAGTCGCTTCAAAGGCCCAGGCTATGACCTCGCCGCCCAGGCCGAAGCCCTCGGCGCCGCCCGCCACCCAGCCGTCTGGAAGCTGACGCCGCGGCAGATGTCCGCACTCCTGTTCATCCAAGAAAGGCGGAAATCGCAGGAGCGGATCGATTTCGTCAGCCAGATCCGGATCGCACAGCACGGTGATAAGCATTCCTACGAGAAGCAACTGGAGCGCTGGGCGAAGGACGCCGAAATCCGGCTATCATTTGAGGACTAACGCCCATGGTCGGTTTCACATACGACGGCAACGCCGGAAAGCTCAAGGGCAACATGGTGGCGGCTGGAAATGCTGTTAAGGAGGCATGCGAGAACGCCTGCAAAGACGCCGCCAAGGCGATCGAGGAGCGCGGCCGCGCCAGCATTGCGGGCGGCGGCAGGTTCGGCCCGCGGTGGACACAGGCATTCAATTCGAAGACCGAGGAAAGCGGCAACGAGATCAAGATCGTCTCAACGATGAGTGGCGGGCCGCCGGTTAGCTATTGGAAGGTTTTCGAGTTTGGCGCCACGATATCCGGCAAAAATGGGATGCTGGCGATTCCTATTGATCCCAACAACACGGTATGGCCGCGTGATCGCGGGAATCTGTTTCGCAAGGGGCGCGCGCTGTTCGACACGCAGACCAAGGAGCCAGAGTACATATTGACGCCGCAGGTGACGATTCCGCAGAAGTGGCACCTGCGGGATATCATCAAGCAGGTAGCAAATGAATTAAAAGGTTTCTACCACATCAATTTGAGGTGAATCGGTGTCTGATGCCCTCGCCGTCATGTCGTGGAAAGCGGCTCATGAGTTCTCTTCTGAGACAGCCGCAACTGTGGCTTCGTCCGGATCGCAAGCTGGAGCTATCTACAATTTTTTCTTTGCCGCAGTCGCATCTGCACAGAAGACCCGCGACTTTGCTTTGCCCATTCCCTTTCGGGCGATAATAAAGCGGGAACCATTTCAGGACGGTCCACTGCCCGAAGCGTTTCCCGACCAACCAAGGCGTGATACTGGGTTTGCCAGCCATAGGACACTCCCTTGTCCGTGGTTAGAGCCGTTGAGATGTTTGTCCGTCTCAGCGGCTCGCAGCTTTGCTGGAGCTTAGCATGGCCGGGGACGACATAGTTCAGTCGATTGCCCTCTCCGGCCAAGACCAGGTCATCGAGGCGTTCGGCGAGATCGCGAGCGCGGGCACTGAAGCTTTTGCCAGAGTAGCCGAGGCGGCGGAAAAGGCGGAATCGCCGTTCGCCAAGCTTGCCGAGACGCTTGCTGGCGTGGCAGCGGCGGGCGCCGCGATCGGCGGGCTCACGTTCAAGTGGGCGGACGAGAGCGCCAAGACTGTCCACCAGATGGAAATTCTGGCCGACCAGACCGGCGAGAGCGTGGAGAATATCTCCGCGCTTGAGGGGGCGATTACTGCGCTGGGCGGCAGCGGGGAAGGGCTCAGCACCAGTTTCCGGCGCATGGGCCAGGCGATCACGCAGGAATGGCAAAAAGTAAAGGAGGAGGTTTCCAACGCTTCCGACAAGGTGATCGACGACAATCTCCGGGTTGATAGGGCCGAGGAGTCGGTCGACCGCGCTCGATTGGCCCGCCAGAAGGCGTTCGGCGGCCGGGTTGATCCGCATCAAGAGCAGCTATTGAGGCGGAGGGAGGCCGTCACCGCGCTGGAGCACGCGGAGCAGGCCGAGCACGAGGCTGAGAAGAAGCGGACAAATGACAGGCTCAGTTCTTACGAGGTCGTCACCAAGGCGGTTGGCAATATCCTCAAAGGCCAGAAGACGCTTGCCGAGGCAGGCAAAGAGGCCAATCTCACCACCGACAATATTTTCAAAGGGTTGATCGGAAATACCGAGGGCGCCGAGGAGGCGCTAAAAAATTTCAACGGCAGCTTACTATCGATCCAGGGCGAGGGGCCGAAGGTCCTGGACGTTTTCAAAAACGTCGCCGATTTCGTCAAGAACAGCGGCAACGCAGCGGAAAACTCCTCGATATTGATGCGCGCCATGGGGCGCACGATGGGCTCCGACATGATCCCTGTGTTCAAGCAGGGTAGTCAGGGCATCGAAGAATTCATGCACAAAATGGAGCACCTCGGCCTCACCATGGGTGATGTCGAGGAGCACAGGGCGACCGCCTTCCATCAGGCGTTCAACCGGCTCTCCTCGGTTCTTGATATCACCAAGACGAAGCTCGGTCTCATGTTCGCCCAGCCGTGGGCGGAGAACATGGAGAAATTCACCGAGTATGTTTCGGAGAACCACCAGAAAATCCTCGCGTGGGGCGGGGACATTGCTGGAAAGATCACGCCCTACATCAAGGGCTTCGGCGATTCGATGCTCGGCTTGTCGCGCGCCATCGTCGGCGACGACACCCACGCGGATGCTGGCGTAGAGAAATGGCAAAAAACATTTGAGACGATTGGGAAGGCGTTAAAATCCCTGAAGGATGACGCTTCTAGTTTCGTCAAGCCTTTCAAGGACACATTTAACAAGCTGTTTGATCAGGATGCTTCCACGCTGGAAATCGGCGCGGGGATGCTGATTGGTTTCAGGACACTGGGCGGAAAGCTTGGCAAGGCGGCTTTGGCGGGCTTCGCCGCTGAGTGGACGTGGGAAAAGTTAAAGGAGCAATTTTCTGGCAAGAAGGCCGCGCCAGCAGCGGCGCCGACCGACGGCAAGCAAAGCCTTCTTGAAGAACTGTCACCGATCAGCACAGCCCATGCCGAGGAGGCCCCGAAGGGTCCGGAGGGTCAAATTCCTCTGCCGCGGCCGCGACCGGCGGTGCCGCCGGAAAAGCCGACGGGTTTTTTCAGCGAGGAAAACCGGAGGCTTCTGCGCGAGCATGAATTGATGGGCGGCCCCGGCGTGCGGTTCGCGCCAGGTGTCACCGCTGCGCAGCCAGTTGAGCAGACGCCATTCAATGCGGCGTTCTCGAAGCTTCAGAGCGGCCAGAAACTCAGCGAAGACGATGCCCGGCAATTGTACAAGAGCGGCATCGTCGTCCCGCCGTCGCGTGTCGGTAAGGAGGAGATCCCGCCGACCTCGCCTAAGACGGAGCCGGCCACCCCCGCTGAGGAGCACCCTGAGCATCCTGCTGGCGCGGAGGCTCCGCCGGACTCGGGCGGCGGTTTTCCGGGCGGGCTCGCAGGGGCAGCAGCAGCGGGCTACCTCGGGCTCCAAGCGCTGTTGCATCCATTCAAAACGCTCAAGTTCGGATACAAGGCGGTGAGAGCGCTGTTGGCTCCGCGTCAATTTCTTAGCGGGTTAAAGGGCGGGCTTGGGCTTGGTGAGGGGGCCGCTGCAGTTGGAGGCGCTGCTGAGGCCGGCGGTGCGGCGGCTGGGGCGCTTCCAGAGATTGGCGTGGCTATTCCTGGGGCAGCCGCAGCGGCAGGCGGATTGACTGCCGGAGGTGTGCTGGCTGGCGCCAGTGGCTTTGGCATCTTCAGTACGATCGTCGGTGCCGCGAAGGGCTATGCGGATCGTCAGCGGGGACAATACCCGGAGGCGGCATCAAAAGAGGACGAGATCACGTCTACGCTCGGGAGAAACAGCCGGGGCATAGTCAGGCTTTTGCGAAAGCGTTATCCCGACGCCGAGAACGAGGAAATCAGGAAGGCGCTGGAGGAGAACGAGAAAAGTCTCAGCACATCAACAACCGGCACGATTGACAAGTTCCGGCTCCCGAGCCGGGAGGATCGAGGCAAGCGCTCCGAGGTCGAGGACGACGCCACCAAGTCCCTCAAGGACCTAGCCGACGCGACCTCAAAGACCAGCGATGCGGAGAAGCCGCACGCTGGCGCGATCAGCAGCATCACGGACGTGATGAAGAACTTCGTCACGCCTGCGAACGCCGCTGAGTCATCGTTGGGCAAGGTCGGATCATCTGGCGAGACCGCCTCGACCGGAATGAAGCAGGCGGGTGACGCCGGGAAGCAGGCCGCTGATGGGCTGGGTGCTGTCCCTGGTCCGAGCCGCGAGGTTGCGTCCGCGATGGACGAGCTGGCTGCCGCGATCAAACGGCTGATCGAGGCGCTTGGCAACATCGTGATCCCGCAAGCGAAGGCGGGAGAGGCGAAGAAGGGTGAAGAGGAGGGAGGGCTAAAGCCGCCACCGCCGCCGTCCGGGCCGAAGGTTGTAACGCCGCCGCCGCCGCCACCGCCACCGCCACCGCCGCCGCCGCCGCCGCCGCCGCCGCCGCCGCCACCACCGCCGCCGCCGCCGCCACCACCGCCGCCGCCGCCGCCACCACCGCCGCCGCCGCCGCCACCACCGCCGCCGCCACCGCCGCCGCCGCCGCCGCCGCCACCACCGCCGCCGCCACCGCCACCACCGCCGCCGCCACCGCCGACGCCGCCGAGCACGACGCGGCCGCCATGGATGCCCGACCTAGATAAGCCGAGGCGATTGCCGCCGGACTCGAAGAGGGAGCCGGGGAAGCTGCAGACGCCGCAGGGGCCGCCGCCGCCGGAGCCGCCCAAGCCGCCAGAAGGGACGCCTCCGCCGCCGCCAGGGACGGGGCCAGGCCAAGGGCCAATGCAGGGAGGCGAGCCACAATGGGGCGGGGGCGCCGAGACTGGCCGGATGTCGCCGGATGAAATGAATAAGCGATGGCCCGGCATGTCGCCACCGAGCGACGAGGAAATGGAGAAATGGCGTGCTCAGGGTGGCACAGGCTTGCCGAGCGCCGACGATCTGAGAAAGATGCGCGGAGAGCCGCCTAAGCCGGAAGGGCCGGAGGTGCCGCTGCCCCCGACACTTGAGCCGGTGAAGCCGCAACGTGTTCCAGAGTCGGAGAAGACGCCGGAGCAACGGCGCAAAGAGAACGAAGAGCGGATGAAGAAGGAGCGTGAGGAGGAGCAGAAAGGCGGTGGACTAAATTCGAAGAGGGAGCAGGAACGGCAACGTCGCGAGAAGGAGATCGAGCAGGAGCGGCAGAAGGAGCAGCAAGCCCCCGGCGGCGGTGGCGGTGGCGGTGGTGGCGCTCCCGGCGGTGGCGGCGCAGGTGGCACTCCCGGCGGCGGCGGCGGTGGCGGCACTACGCCGCCCGAGAAGACCGAACCGCCCAAGCCCGAACCGCCCAAAACCGGAGAGCCAGGCTCAGGGGGGCCCGGCGGGCCCGGCCAGCCAGTGCCCGGCGGTGGTCCAAAGCGCGATCTGCCCTGGTGGCTGAAGCAACTTGAAATGCCGCACGGTGAGCCGCCATCGGCGCCGCCTCCGGTGGTGCCAATGCCACGTCCTCGGCCTCCACAGGGGACGCCGCTCGACATCGACACGACGAAAAACCCCCCACCCGCGTTTACGACGCCACCTTCGAAGGAGCGGGCGCCGACCGACAATCAGACGAAGGCGCTGGCGCCGGTGGATGGGATCGACGATGCCGAGAGGAAGCGCCTGCAAGAGCAGCAGGACATTGCGAACGAAGTGTGGGGGCGGCTTCCGCGCGAACCATACGGCGGGACGCCACTTGAGAAGGGGGCTGAACCCTATCCCGCGCCAGAAGGGAAGACCTGGGTCGGGATCTACGGTGCCGGCGGGAAGCTTCTCCGACGTGACTTGGTGATCGACACCAGCAGGGTGAGAAAGGGAGAGGGTTTCTTTCCTTTCCCTCATGGTGGTGGCGGATTTTTGCCAAAAGACACGAAGGTGACCAGGCAGCCTGACGGCTCGATGAAATATCAGACGCCGGACGGCAAAGAATTCACGATCGATAAAAAGGGAGTTCAGACAGGGGACCCCTATCTCCCTGCCGAGGATTTGCCGATCTATAAAGAAGACGACATTCCGCAGTTTGCCGCCGGCGGCCTCGTCAAATTCGGCGACGACGACGACGACAGCACCAAGCCAAAGCAGGTGTTGTTCGGCGGGGAGCACTCTGCGACCGCCGACAAGAAGGCTTTGGCTCAAGCCAAGTCCATGTCCAAGAGCGGTGTGGCGGACGATCAAATCTGGAATAAGACCGGCTGGTTTAAGGGCGTTGACGGTGCCTGGAGATACGAAATTCCAGACGAGAAAATGAAGCTTGACCCCAAGGCTCTAAGTCCAGCATTACCGGTTCCATTGGGAGCGGCCGTTAAACACCCTGAATTTCAAAAAGCTTATCCTGGTATTTTCAAGGAAACCTCGGCTATCAGGCTCACCGATACGGGGTCGGGTAAGTTGGGGTCGTATGACCCCGACACCAAGCGATTAGAGGTGAACCCCGTTGAGAGGAAAATGCTTGGGCCTGACGGTAAGCCTCTCCCGGCTGAGGAGCAGCCCGAATCCCCTCGGCAGGTTATGCTCCACGAATTGCAGCACACCATTCAAGACAAAGAGTTGTTCGCCAGTGGTGGCGGGCCCGGTCAGTTTTTGAAGGAAGCCGGCGGTGATCCTGACAAAGCGATTGAGATGTACAGGAAGCTCGCCGGTGAGGTCGAGTCACGCAACGTAGCTAAGCGGTCGCTGATGTCTCCAGAAGAGCGGAAAAAAACACCGCCCTGGGAGACGATGGATGTGAAGGAATGGAAACAGATCGTTAAGGAGAATGAAGCTCCGCAGTATGCCGTCGGCGGCCTCGTTGGCGACGATGATGGCGAGCTAAAGCGGCAGCGTGAGCAGCAGGAACGGCGGCGACAGCAAGAACTGCAAGAGAAGCAGATTTCTTTGGCGGCGAATATAATCACGCCGCCCGGGGCCGGCGGGCCGCCTGCGGGCCAGCATGGTGGCCCCGGTGGTCCCATGGTTGTTAAGCCGCCGACGACGCAGCCTCCGTCTCCTGATCCGACGAAGAAGGATTTGAGCACACCTCTCAAATACCCGCCGCCCAGCGGACCGACAGGGGAACCATTCAAAGACCTCTCCCGCAGCCCCGGCCTCATCACGAGCGACCCGGGATTGGCTGCTCGGGCCAAAGCGCAGCACTTTGGAGAGGACCGCGGCGGTCCCTGCATGCCGGGGACGGGACAGCAAGGTGTAACGTATGAGCGAAATTTATCTACCGGCGATTGGAAGCCGATTGCGCCGAGGCCGTGCATTCCAGTAACCGAAGAAATCTTTCAAGCCGCTGCGGCAAAGGTGCGCGGCCAAATATCCGGGTTCGCGGAGGGCGGCGGCATCATCGGCGGCCACGGCAGCGGCACCAGCGACAGCAATCTCGCCTGGGTCTCGAAGGGCGAGTACATCGTTCGCGCAGACGGCAGCAATCTGCACGAGGCGATCGACCATTTCACAAAAAACTTTGCGACCGGTGGCATAGTGGGTGCCTTTGCCGACAGCATTCGCGGGTATTCCGATGGCGGGCGAGTATCCGCCTCCGGCGCCGGAGGCAAAGACAATTCCAGCTACCACCAGCTCGATCTCCGAACGGACAAGGGGAATTTCCGGGTATCTGTGGCCCAGGACACGATGGAGGCGCTTCGATCTTCCGCTCTTGCTGGTAAGCTCTCGCGCACCGGCGAGAGACCGAGCTGGTTCTCGTGATGTTGTGGCTCCCTGAAGGCACGCTGCTGGTTTTAACGCCATTGTCGGGCGATACCGGCTTGCAGCTCTCGCCGTACTCGGCGCGCGGGCTCACGCAGACATACGAGCCGATTACGGGAACGGGCGGAGGTGGCGGAAACTGGTTAAGACGAGACGTGAATGGCACCCTGCGCAGCCTCGCCGACACACGCTTTCGTAAATACAAATCCACCATCACCTGTCGGGATGGCGCGGCCCCTTGCCTCGACGACGCGTGGATTGGCCATGTCGCCGAGGTCAGTTGCGCGTTTGAGTTCAGTTATCTTCTTGGCGCGGTGCCAGCTCGGCCGGTGGTGCCAGGATCGGTGCGGACGGAAGGGGATGTGACTTTTTATAGACCAATCCTCCTGATGATGGTCACCGAGATCAAGAATAGTTTTGCAGAGTGGGCTGCGATCAACGACTGGCAAGTCGCGTTAGAGGAAATCTAGTTTTGATCGAGGGCCGTGAATATACATTCTATTTCGCGTGGGTTGCGCAGGGCACACCGTGGGATCTGTCGCTCGCCCGCTTCGACGAGAACATCTTCGATCTGACCATAGAGCATGATGAAGGTCAAATCCCGACAGCCACGATTGAGATCAAGAATCCGAGGATCGGCTTCATTTCGCCAGGGCGGCTCTATTGGGCGTGGATCTCGTTTGGGTACGATGCTTGCCAACCGCAGCCGTTGTTCTTCGGCCGCCTGGTTGGCGTGCCTGAGCGGATTGAATCCAACACCGTGAAGATGAAGCTGATAGCGCGGGATACCGATTATATCTATCAGAAACAACAGGTGGCGGAGACGCTGAAGAAGCCGCCGAATTACGATCCGATATTCGTAGAGGTTTTGAAGCGCGATGACCCGGACGCGATCCTGGAGGGCTGGTCGCTTCTCTATCATGTCGATCGTGTCAGCGGCCAGGTCACCGCAAGCGACATTCTGACCGGCGAGGATGGGATTCTCTGGTTCGCCGACAGCGAGGTATTCTACGACAGCGTTCAATGCAAATTGCTCCAGTCGCCATTGGTCGCGGTGAACGTCAAGGCTGAGGTGAATTGGAATCAGCAGTTCAAGGGAGCGCTCCCGCCGGGTGGAGAGCTGGGGAAATGGGCGTTCCCAACGTTGGGATCTGACGCCTTCGTTGGTGACTGGCCCAAGAGCGGCAGCTCGATCGGTGGTGGCTGGTATGCCGGGGTTTCGTGGGCTGGCGAGAGAGACCCTCTGATATTCCCCATGAAGCCAGCGCAGCCGAGCTATCAGTTTCATTGGCAGAACGGCGAAAAGCAGCACATTACCGGCGACACGATGTCGATCGAGATCAGCTACACGCCACCATTCGGCAACTCTGTTGTTCTGAAAGAATTTCATCAAAACGGCTTCATTGATGAGTTTGCGGTGGACTTCCACGGCGACCCGGCGCCCGTCAACATCCCCGCGGTGTCCTCGGTGCAGTATTTTTGCTATGAGGCTTTCGCGCTCGACTTTGCTGGCAAGCAGTCGCTTGCGGTAATCAGCCTCGTCTACAACGCGGATCGCAAACGGTCCGAGCGGGCGGAGATGACCGTCCAGGCTGAGATTCAGCCGATCTTGATCGATCCGCTGGTGACCGAGGACACCGAGACGATCACGCTCAAGAGCGGAGATTTGTCGCTTCCGCTCATTGCCTTGGAAAACTGGGATACTGTGGGAATGGGCCGGTTCGTCGACGTCGGCACATTCATCTATCCTGACAATCCTCTGGTGCCTGGGCAGACCTCCTCGCAGGTGTGCCTCACGGCTGGCAACACCGGAATGGTGGAGCCGGTGTTTTCGAATATTGCTGGCCATACCACGACGGACGGCACCGTGGTCTGGGCCAGCCTGGGGGATACGCCTCCGACGGAGCAAGCGCAGGATCAGGTGCGGATGGCGAACGTGGGCCTCGGCACGATTATCTGCCCGAAGCCTGTTTCCGGTATCCCGAATTGGGAGGCTTTGTTGGCGCCAGGAAGCCTCAGCTTTCCGCCATCTGGCGTCGCTGTGGCAAAGCATTCCATGTACTGCATGAACTGGGGCGGGCCTGGTGACACGATCAAAGAATGCATAGTGGCGGGCATGGTCGGAGGCCTCAGCGAGGCACCAGCAGCGCAATTCCGTACGTTCCAAAATCCGGTTGGGTCCTACCAGTACATCTGCATCAGGGCAGGGCAGACGGGTGAATTTCACCCGACGTTTGCAGAGGCCAAGGGCGCACAGACGGGCGACGGCTCGGTGATCTGGCAATGCATCGGCTTGGCAAAGGTGCCGGTCGGTGGCTGGCCTGGGTATACCCCACATGCGACCTACTTTCCATCCGATCGCGGCAAACAGTCCATCGAGAATATGATATGCCGGGCCCGGGCCAAGCTGCGGAAGCGGGCGCGTGCCGTTGAGGTCTCGTTCGATACTCGCTTCGAGGTGGCGGCCCAGCTCTCCTGTCGAATGAGCGGAAACGTCAACGACGCCCGGTTACCGGGCGGTACCGTGCAGGGCAAAGTGATTGGCTACAAGTTGGAGGTCCATGGCGATACGGGCGAGGTGAAAGGCAACGTCACCCTGGGATGCAGCATCGGCAACGAGAGGGCCGGGCAGCCCTCGCCGACGCCGCAGCCTTTGCCGTTTCGTCTGGTCCAGGGTGGAGCTTTTCTCTCCGGTCCGGTTTCGGTGAGCAGCGTCCACGTCACGCTGCAAAACCCAGTGTCGAAGGAGAGTCTCATTTGCATGGCCGTGGGGGCGCAGGGAGCCGATCCGACCAAGGAGACCCCCACTGTCACCGACAACGGCGGCGGCCACTACAATCCTGCTGATCTAGTTTATGACTCCGCGGGGAGCAAATACGTTCTATGGACCTTTTATGGGACAAATATCGAGAGCGGCCCGCTGCAGTTCACCCTGAATTTCCCCCATGCCCATACCAACATGGTGCTGATCATCGAGGAGTTCGACGCCAGCACCGGGTTGGCTTTGAGTGGAAAAGACCTCAACGGTTGGATTGCCGCGCACAGCCTTGCCCAGAGGAGCCCTGGAAGCGCAAACGACGCCATCAATTCTGGTAGCGCGGATGTCCCCGCCGATGGAGCTTTGATCTGGGGAGTCACGGTTGCCGTGAACGAATCCGGAGGCCTGAGCACCCTCGGTGGAACGACCAACGGCACCAACTTCAAGCCTGGTTTGATCAACGAAGGCGAGACAGGCGCGTGGACTACCGAATGGCGGCAGAATCCAACCGCTGGCGGGAGCGGATCGACGTTTACCAACGCAGCGCATGGTGGGCAAAGCGGCAAGGGCTGGCTCACGTCTTTCATGGCGTTCAATCCGTGCCTTGGCATTGTGCCAAGCTCTGGGAGCAGGAAGGTGACCAGGGGGGTAGCGACTGACTCCGGTACGCCATCCTATGCGAACGAAGGTTACGTGCAGCGCGGCTACCAGAAGTATTACAGCAGCGTGAGCGGAGCGCCTCCTGACACACTTCCGGTTCAGGGGGCATCGTTCGAAGTGCCGCCGTTCGATGTCCCGTCTGTCCCGCCAACGCTTCCGCCAGAAACCTGCCCAGCGCTCGACTCGTACTGGACGCCGACGATCGAAGATGTTGCTGGCAATGAAATCGGCTACACGCCGCCATTCGGCCACGCCAACGATGATGGCCTCGGATTTCCGCTGGGCCCCAGCGAGGTGATCCTCGCCAATCAATGGCATGGGATTCCTTCGACGCTGAATAAAAACAACCTTGCAATCTACAATTTGCAGATCAATGAAGTCGTCACGGAGGCCGTCGCGCAGGCGCAAAGGACTTACGCCGGCAACTGGACCATCACCAATCCTCCCAATCCGTTGATACAGCTTCAGACCCAAATCCAGACAATGATCTTCAAGAGTATCATGCAGGGCGAGGGTTTGTGGTACGAGTTGACGTTGAAGCCGGTCACCAACGGCCCATTCGCCAATTCATACGTCGTGCAGACGACAAAGTTGCAGATACCGATGACGATCGACTTGTCCGCCGCCTCTCCAGCCCCGGAAGGATTGTTGCGCTATGCCAGGGATTGATGATGTCGTAAGGCCGTATCAACTTCCCGACACTGCGCCTGGGGAGCGGGCCAATCAGCCGCTGACGAGCAATCTTCCGATCTCGATCACACCCGGGTTCGGCAGCTCCGGCGCGGGTCAATTGCCGCCGATCATCACTGGCCAAGCCCATTTCGACGAGACCGTCACGAGCTATTGCACCCAAGCCTCGGTCGAGGGGCCCAAAAAGTAGCTAGGGCGATCCTGGCGCCAACAGGCGGCGACCGTTAGAGGGCTAAGGAGAGGGCCATGGGATACACGTTTAGAACATCGGGGCCATGGGGCATCGGCAATAACCAGGACCTGACGCCTGAGCAGGTCGACAATAATTTCTGGCAGGCCATTCAGGATAATCAGGCGAAGGCGGTGCAGGGCGTTGGCATCGCCAACATCGTGGTGCACGGCAATCAATTCACGGTGGTTCTAACCGACCATACGTTGCTGGGCCCCTACGACATGCCGATGATGACTATCCAGTTCAAAGGAGAATGGACGCCAAATACCCAGTATTACGCTGGCGACATCATCACCTATGTCGGCGTGACCTACATGGTCGAGATCAACCACGTCAGTCACGCAACGTTCGATGCCGGCGCCAATGACGGGATGGGCAATGACTACTATGGCGTGTTGCTCAAAAGCGCGGCGGCGACCCTCCCGTCTGGCGGGCCGGCGGGCTGGTTCCTGCGCAAGGCGACATCGGCGGATTACGCCGTCCATTGGTCGACTGCCGCGATTGCTGAGCTGACGGATGTGGCGATTCTAGCGCCGACGAACGGCCAAGTTCTCATCTACGAGAGCGGGCACTGGCAAAACCTGGATTTGCCGATACCAGCGCTGGAAGACCTGACCGATGTCACCATCGCAGGGCCGGCTGACGCACAGGTGCTCACTTACAACGCTGGCAGCGGCAACTGGATCAACAAAGCGATCAGCATGGCGCTGGCGCAGCTCATGGACGTGTCGGTCACCGCGCCGCAGGCTGGTCAACCGCTGGTTTACAACGGCACGAAATGGATAGACGCGGTCACGGTCGATATGCCGTGCGGGGGGCTGAATTCTGTATCTGGTGCGCTCAGCATCAATCGCGCGCTGGGAGAGGTGCAGAGGTTGAGGCTCGCCGGCACCGTCACCAGCACAGCAATCACTGGGTGGCCGCCGGGCGGCCAATTCGCACGGCTGGTGCTCGAAATCCAGAACACGGGAAGCTACGGCTTCGCGTGGCCGGCCGGCGTCCTCTGGCCCGGTGGCACTATCCCGGCGGTCACACCAAGTGGGAAGGATGTGTTTATCCTTGTTTCCTTCGATGGCGGCGCGACGGTTTATGGAAACTGCGTAGGACAAGCCTTTGCATAGCGAGTGCCAATCACATCGAGACATAGGAGGCCAACGTGGCAGGCGGAAAATCCTCAACGTTCGATAATGACCTTCTCAAATTGATCCTCAACGGAACGGCGATCGCAAACATCGCGGACAACGCGGCGTCCTCGCCGCTGACAAATCTCTATGTTTCGCTGCACACCGCCGATCCTGGCGCTGGCGGCAACCAGAACACCAGCGAGGCGGCCTATACGAGCTACGCTAGGCAGGCGGTGTCGCGCACTAGCTCCGGGTTCACCGTCTCGGGGGCCACGGCGACTCTCACCTCTGCGGTGATATTCCCGGCCGCAACAGGTGGCAGCGAGACCGAAACATGGGCCGCGGTTGGGACGGCATCCACCGGCCCGGGGAAAATCCTCTATCGTGGTCCGATCACGCCAAGTCTGACGGTTTCGACGGGCGTGTCGCCGCAGCTTACTACCGGGACGGCTTTGACCGAAAGCTGAGCGAGATGGGCTTACGATCGAACAAAGCGCCCCTTCGGGTCACGCAGTCTGTTCTCGAACGGGCGTTGGTGGCTGTATTTCTTGTATGGACGTTTGTTGCTGTTCTGCTCTTTCACAGTCGCCCATCGAACATTACCAAGTTCGTAGTTGCCGTTTATATCTGGATAGCGATCCAGACTATGACCGGGTGGGCGTTCACCAATGGTGGCGAGGATGTCGGCAAGGAAAATTTCAAAGTTATCCCAACGAGCGCAGACAGAAACGCCGAGAGCACCGTAGTATTTATAAGAGATTGTGTTTGGATTGGTGCATCGACTGCGCATGGTCTTCCAAGCCCAATAAAGATGATGGACTTTTCCATTCCTGGTGTGACCGTGAGTCAGGTTTCCGATCATGCAGCCACAGGATCGAACTTTGCTCTCTATGAGGCAGGTAGCAGAGGCATGTTTTTTATTTCCACAATCGCATCGGCAATGCCACAAGACATTGCCTGCATTGTCTCTGCTAGAAGTTGGGTAAACTGCGGTCAGTCGACCGAAACGCTGGTTCGCGATATTGCTGTATCTGGGCATCGGACCGTCTCCACGGTTCGAGGGTCAAGTGGTGAGGTTAGTGTTCAAGCGCTGACCTCACTGCGCATTATAGCATGAAGAAGGGAGGGGTAATCCAATCGCATTTTTCGATCAAGTTTTTTACTGTAACGCAGGCAACCAGAGTTCGACTGGTTACTACGCTGTGCCGCAGTTTCAGGCGTCGCATGCCTATTCGCCTGGGCAGCTCATTCGTCAATTA